TCCTGCTGGTAAAAAGGTCGAAATCAATAGATATTTTAAAGAAGCCGAAACCGGATTTTCGGAAATTGACCAGGCTGAGTATTTAACAAGAAAAGAAAGTGTTGGCGCAAAGACACAGCGCTAAAAATGAAAAGGAGAAAAGAGCAATGGACAAAAATTTTGATTATGAAAGATTATCGGAGATCGTTGTTAAATCACAGGAAGAGTTCGACATGATACCGGATAATTATTCCGGTCGTATTTATGTGGAATTTGGTACTGTATGGAACAGAGCAATCGTTAATAGACGCTTTGCTAAACGGGTTGTGGCATATGAAAACAGCTCTGTGGTGGCATATGGAAACAGCTCTGTAGAAGCATATGGAAACAGCTCTGTAGAAGCATATGAAAACAGCTCTGTGGTGGCACATGGAAACAGCTCTGTGGTGGCATATGAAAACAGCTCTGTAGAAGCATATGAAAACAGCTCTGTGGTGGCATATGGAAACAGCTCTGTGGTGGCATATGGAAACAGCTCTGTGGTGGCACATGGAAACAGCTCTGTAGAAGCACATGAAAACAGCTCTGTGGTGGCACATGAAAACAGCTCTGTGGTGGCATATGGAAACAGCTCTGTGGTGGCATATGGAAACAGCTCTGTGGTGGCACATGGAAACAGCTCTGTAGAAGGTAGCGGTAACGCACAAATTGTGGATTGTCAAGATTGTCCGCTTCCAAACGCCAGAATTGAAATTACTGGAAACGCGAGGATTGTTTATAATCCTAAAACAATTCATGAATATCTTGATTTCTTCGGTATAAAGCATGATAAGAAAACAGCGGTATTGTACAAGGCAGTTCACAAGACTTTACCTGCAACAGCAGAACTTTATGCAGATCAGCAGATGCTTGACAGTATCTTACAATACAAATATTGTTCGGATCGTGATGCGGATTTTCAGTATTATATTGGCAAAATCATCCATGAAAACTGTAATCCGGACACGGAAGAGGATTGCTCTTATGGAATTCATATTTCACATTTGGCATGGGCGCTTAACTTCGGATGTAATTGGAGTGATTTAGCTATTCTTGAAGTGGAGGCTGATATTGACAAGATTGTTCTTCCGAAACGCGGAAATGGAAAAGTAAGAACATCTGAAGTAAAGGTTCTTAGAGAAATTCCGTTAGAAGAATGTGGTATTTATGGAAAAATCTTAGCAAGAAGGAGAGAGCAAAATTCATGAACCGAAGTAGATTTATTCAGGGAATGAAAAGTAATATTCAACTCTCTGAAAAAAGTATACAAATTTTTCCATGGAAATTAAAGTGTACTATTGCAATGGGGGAGTTTGCGGAACTTCAGCAGCAAATCAATAAACAAATTCGAGGATATGGCAATAAAATTGGACTCTTAGAGGAGATAGCGGATGCTTATATCTGCTTAAACTTTTTAGAGTCTCTTTTTGATATTTCCTCAGATGATGTACAGAAAGCAATTGATGTAAAACTGGATCGGGAAAGGAGCCGTCAGAATGAAAAATATAAATAGTTTGAAGGTTGTGGGAACAATCTCATTTGGAAATCGGTTACTTGATGTGTATAGGGATTTGAATGAGCCTTTGTTTAAAGCTACAGATATTTCTAATATGCTTGGATATAGTTCTGGAAACACATGGAACATGCTTAATATGTGCGAGGAAGATGAAAAGCTGAAACTATCAATGGTAGTAGCAGGTCAGAGACGAACGGTTAACTTCGTTACGGAAAATGGTCTTTATAATATCTTATCGCAAACTCGTACGGAACTATCGAGAGGTTGGCGGCGTATTGTACATGATGAGCTTATCAATCTGCGAAAAGCCAGCGGCAAAGATATTACTCAGAAATTTGATGAGTGGGATCATGAGCTTGACAATATCTATTTTGATGAGGAGACCGGAATATTGATGCAATCTATTACGGTACAAGGCGGCGATGTTATCCAGATTCCTTACAAGGAGGGTACTAACAATGGCTAAGCAAATAGGCGAAATTGAGGTCAACTGGGCAAAAAGACTCTGTAATGTGAACGGAAAACTTGGGTATTTTCATACATGGGAAAATTATTCAAGACCTCAAGAAGCAAGTCCATTCGTTGGAGGTTATCCTCTTGGGGTATTCAGTAAAATATTTGGAATCGTGGAGTTCGCCGGTGGTCCCGTTTCGCGAGTTGATCCGTCCGATATTGTGTTCTGCGATGAAGAAAATGAGGTTCTTACTGCTATGGAGAAAGGGGCGCAATAAAATGATTAAGTATCATGAGTCAGTATTCTATAACTCGTTGGATGAGTTGGACGCAACCTATAAGTCAAATCATCCGGATATTTTGCGGCTGGAGAAAAAATATGGGCCAAGTGTTTCTTATAGCCGGATTATGCGTCCAGTTGGAAGCGAGCATGAGTACGAGTTGAGCTGCTACACAATCATAAAATAAAATTTCATAAAGGAGAACAAAGAAGATGGATATTACATTTGTACAGGGATTGATTGTGATCTTTGTGATATATGTGTGCATTTACTCGCTGATATCACGGGTTTGCTCCTGCATTGAGCATTGTGCGACCTCAAAAGCATATGAGTCTTTAAAGGAAGCAGAAGCTAAGCTGTTTGTAAACGACAAGCAATCCTAATCGGGAGGTCAATTTATTATGGGACGAGCAGAGAGAAGGCGTCTGGAGAGGAACGAACAAAAAGCCAAGACGGCTACATACAATCTCACCAAGGCTCAGTTGGATGCAATTGTCCGAGAGAAAATTAATAGGGAACTTATTAAATTAAAAGAAGAAGCTACAGAGGAAGCGGTAAATACGGCAATGGTGCTGTTATTAACGCTTCCTTTGGAAGTGCTTATGGATCATTACTGGCAGAAGTCCTACGCAAGGCGCATTCCGGAGTTCACAAATCATGTCTTGGAGTATTATGAGATGTGGCAAAACGGGGAACTGGATATGGATAAGTTGAAAGAGGACTTATGGAATTATGGTGGTATAAAACTTATGGAGGGAGAATAGTTATGGGTTATATTATTTGTGGTGTTGTAATATTTTTGATTCTGCTTGGTTTCGTTATTGTATCAAAAGCAATCCAAACGTCCGCTTTATATTTGGACGACTCATTCCGATGGGGAGGACGAGATGATTAAGGATGATATGAGAGTAAATGCAGAAGGATATTTTGACCCTACTGCATACGAAGCTATTAAACGGGTAGATAAGGTATGCAAAGAGGAGGAACGCTTTCACAAGTTGTTGACGAGTATTTTCACAATTTGCGATTTAGCGGGCTTTCAAATTGAAGGTCGCATCGTGTTAAAAGATAAAAAGACTGGTTATATTTGGAGGTAAGGGTATGAATATAGAGTCTTTGAATAAAGCGATGGAATCTATTGCAGAGGCTTTCTCTCTTTTAAATAAAAAATTGAGAGATTTGCAGATGCATTTCGAGAGATGCTTGATTCTTTCTATGACAAAGATGAAAAACAGAATGGTACTTCGCCAAAGGCATACAGATTAGCCAAAATTAGAAAGGTGCAAAGAAATGCATGTAAACCGTATCATTATTTTCCAATAATCCGCAAACATTTACCGTACCAGAGGAGGTCTTACTGAGATGAATAAATGCGGGAGACCTATTCGGGACGATGAAGGTAAGAAAAGCTCAAGATACATGCTTCGGTTGTCGGAAGAAGAGGATAAGATTTTGGCGGAATTGGCTTATGAATACGGGATTAGTCGGGCTGAAATCTTGCGAAGAGGGATTAGAATGCAGAATAATTTGCTGAAAAATGCCCGGAATTAATGTACATACAAAAATTAAAAATGAGTTTTTGTATGTACAAATTTGACCGTTTTCTGCCCACTTTTGAATTTGAAAATATGGGCTTTGGTCACTTTGGGTCAAAAATTTTTCGGATTTTTTGGCTTTTATGGATGATTTTGGTCAAAAATTTGGTCATTTGCCCACTTTCTGCCCACTTTTGAAAATGGATTTGACCAGACTTGGAAGTCCGGAAACCCAGTAAAATCAAGGGTTTGAGTTCTTGTATGTACAAGTTTGGTCACTTTCCCACTTTTTTCTCTTATTTAATTGTGATAAAAAATTAAAAAAAATATAGAGAATTGGCAAAAAAAAGTGGGCATTTGACCAGAGCAAGAAAATTGTAGTATGTCTGAATATTTTTATCGGTTAGAATTTTCTTTCAATTTTACAGTAGGTGTGATATACTGTAAGAGCCACACAATCAAATATCGTCAACAATGTCTAAGGGATTTACTTTGTAAAAAGTGTAATCTCTCTTTACTCATACCCTTAGACGGACGAGATTGTGTGGCAACAATTGAGAGGTGCATTTTTTGGGTGCGTCTCTACAATTTGGGCGCACTTTTTTATTGCAACTGATATTTTACAGATGTGTTCGGAGGAATAGGAAATTGAGTAACGACATTATCAGAAACAAAAATTTTGAAATTGTACCTTGTGCTGAAATAACTGACATTGATAACAAATCAAATTTTCAAAAATTAAAATTGACATCGTCACAAAAGATTCAGATGAGCGAATTGTTAGAAAATATGCCAGCGATTACAGCAACTACATCAATGAGCAAAACCTATATTTTAAAATTACCTGAAGGATTGGCGGATTCGTGCCATCCAATGCAATATGCTACTGGCGGAATTGGAACTCCTATTCAGGATGAAAGTGGTTCTATAGTTGCACATGCCTCTTTACAAGGACTTTCCGCACAAGCGGCTATTTTGGGTGCATTTACTGCAATGTCAGTTGCGTCAGGACAATATTTCCTTGCTCAGATAAATAGTGAACTTAAAACCATGAATCAAAGTATCGATAAAATACTAGAATTTCTTTATGGAGATAAAAGAGCAGAATTGATTTCAGAGGTAAGTTTTGTTAAATCGGTATATCAAAATTACAGTTCAATCATGGAACATGATCAACAACGGTTCGCAACAATCGTAAATCTACAAGAGGCTAAGAAAATTGCCATCAAAGATATAGAGTTTTATATGTCAGATTTGGACTCAACCGTAAGTTCAAAAAATGGGTCCGATATCACGACACTTATAGACAAAACTTTTCAGATTAAGGATTGTTTAGAATTATCAATACAACTTTATGCGATGAGCAGTTTGTTAGAGATTTACTATTCACAAAATTATGATGCTGAATTTATTGCTAATGTGGAAGAAGAAGCGGTTGCATATGTCGGAAAATGTGAAAAGCGAATACTAAGTAGTTTTAGTAAATTGAGTACAAATATTCAGAACTTTAAAGACGGGTTGTTAAAGAAGACCGATAAACCAATGCTCGAAAAAAGAGTCACATCAGTGATAGATTCTTTTTCACAAGGAAATGAATCTGAAATGTTGCAATTGATACGCTCTGTTTTACATGCATCTCAAAAAGAAACTGAATGCTATGTTAGCAATGGTGGAGACTTATATTTGAAGACTGCATCTTAAATAACAATTATTTATAATAACCTTTTATATGTAGGCAGGGATACTTCATGGTATCTCTGTTTTTTTTTACGCCAAAAATGCAAGTGCTTTTATGAAAAAATAATAATTATGCAGGAGGTAACATTATGAGTATGGTAACCAAAGTAGCAAAAATGAGGTTGTTCTTTCATGCCAATATGCTTGATGTCTGTAATGTAGCTAATCAGTTAGGTATATTGAAAGACGATAAGGCAGAAGAACTTATGAAAGGACACACCATGGAATGCTTTGATGCAATGGAACACATGGGACTTAATGTAAAGAAATTTTTAGATTCAAAAGATTGAGCCAACTAAGGCTCTTTCTTTTTTTTTTTTGCGCGCGAAAAATACATTCCCTTTTATGAAGAGAGAGGATAAAATAGCCATTTTTACGACTAACATTCTCTTTTGTATTTTGGGGAAGGAGGCTCAACTATGTTAGAGAGTAATTTTCAGGCGAATCTAATCAAAGAGATTAAGAAGAGATTCCCCGGATGTATCGTTATGAAAAACGACCCGACTTATATTCAGGGAATTCCCGATTTGATTATTCTTCATAATGACAAGTGGGCATCCTTGGAATGTAAGAAAAGCTCAAGCGCAAAGAAACAGCCGAATCAAGCATACTATGTGGACAAAATGAATGATATGTCTTTCTCACGATTCATTTGTCCGGAAAATAAGGAGGAAGTATTGCATGAACTTCAACAATCATTCAAATCTTGAAGGGCAACACGCTTTTCTTGGCGCAAGTAAATATCATTGGATTAACTACGATGAAGATAAGGTAGCGGAATCATATTCAAAGTTTCTCGCTACTCAGAAAGGAACCGTTTTACATGCATTTGCTGCCCAGTGTATTTTACTTGGACAGAAACTGCCAAAATCTCAGAAAACTCTGAATATGTATGTAAATGATGCAATAGGATTCAAAATGGTTCCGGAACAGATTTTGTTTTATTCCGAGAATTGTTTTGGAACAGCAGACTCTATTGTGTTTCGTAATCATTTGTTAAGAATACATGATTTGAAAACCGGTGTAATACCGGCACATATGGAACAATTAAAAATCTATGCGGCATTATTTTGTCTGGAATATAAGATAAAACCATCTGATATCGACATAGAACTGAGATTATATCAAAACGATGAGGTACTGTATCACAATCCAACGG